CTTCACCTTTCATCAAGCAAGCGAGCGCACATGTCTGGACTATCGATCGAACAACGAGTCGCCCTTTCAATCGCCGTGAGTCGCTATTTGCGAGCAACACAGCGATTCAATGAAGCTTCGAAAGACTTTACCGAGTGCTGCAAGACTCTTCGCTCGGAACTCGGCAACGAGCAACGCTTCGTTGCGCAGATCGACTTCAAGCACTACCTCGTAACCAGCGACCGCCAAGGAAACTTCGAAGTCGAACACATTCAATCTCTCTAACCAATTCATTTTTGTAAAGAACTTTCAGGAGCTATCAATCAATGAGCAATTTACTCGAATCCATCCAACGTGGCAGACAATCGCGACCACCTCGCGTTCTTCTCTATGGCGTCGAAGGCATCGGCAAATCAACCTTCGGAAGCGAAGCACCCAAACCCATCTTCATTCAAACCGAAGATGGGCTCGACGAGATTGAATGCGATCGCTTTCCGCTGGCGACCAAACTTGATGATGTCTTTACTTCGCTCAAGACGCTTCACACCGAAACGCATGACTACGAAACCGTGGTCATCGACTCGCTCGATTGGCTTGAACGTTTGGTATGGGACAAGCTTTGCGAGCAGTACTCTGTCGCTTCGATCGAGAAAGTCGATGGCGGTTATGCTCGAGGCTACATGCTGGCTCTCACCATGTGGCGAGAACTTCTCGACCATCTCAACGCACTTCGTGCCCGTGGCATGGTCATCATTCTGATTGCCCATTCCAAAGTCGAACGATTCGAAGATCCCGAATCGTCGCCCTACGATCGCTATTCACCTCGCTTGCATAAACACGCTGGCGCTCTCATCAACGAATGGTGCGATGCGGTCTTATTCGCAACTCGCAAGATGCGAACGCAAAGCGAAGACGCTGGCTTCAATCGCAAACGAACCGTTGCACATGCGATCGGCAAGGACGGTGGCGAACGCATTATGCGAGCTTATGGTTCGCCAAGCTGTGTAGCCAAGAACCGTTACGGTATCGCTGAAGAGATGCCACTTTCGTGGAATTCGTTCGTCGATGCCGTCGCTAAAGCATCTGTGTAATCCGTCGATCCGTCTGACTCCTTTTTCACTTACCCCTCAAACCTCAATCCTCAGGACTCACTTACATGGCCAATCTATACGGCTTCGATGCCAACAACGTTGAACCATCCGATGAACTCGATCCCTTACCCGCTGGCAAATACACCGCTGTCATCACCGACAGCGAGATGAAGCCAACGAAATCTGGCAGTGGCAATTACTTGCAGTTGACGTTTCAGATCGTGGAGGGTGAGTACGCAAACCGTCTGCTCTGGGTGCGCCTCAATCTCGACAACCCCAATGCGACCGCTGTTGAAATCGCTCGGCGCGAGTTGTCTGCGATCTGTCGGTCGGTCGGCGTCTTGGTGCCCACCGATTCCGTGGACCTGCACAACTTACCTTGCTGCATCCACGTCCGCATCAAGAAGCGGTCCGACACTGGCGAACTGCAAAACGAGATCAAGGGTTACAGCAAAAAGGAAGCTGTCGCCGCACCGATCGCGGCGACACAGGTTGCCACGACACCAACCGCCGCACCTTGGAAACGCTAAGCCTCCTCCCTTGGCATTTTCAGAAGCAGACGCTCGGCCGGCATGAACTGCTGGTCGAGCGTTTTTCATATCAAGCCTCAACGACTAATAAACATCATGATTCGACTTGAACTTCCCTTTCCACCGTCAGTCAATCGCTACTGGCGTCACGTTGGCAATCGCGTGCTCATCAGCAAAGAGGGTCGCGAGTTCCGTGAGATCGTCACTGGCTTGATGAACGATAAGGGAGTCAAAGAGCAGGAAGGCGAATTGATCGTCGACGTCCGATTGATTCCTCCTGACCGTCGACGACGCGATGTCGACAATTCGCTTAAGGCGTTGCTCGACGCAATGCAAGCCGGCGGAGCTTATGACGACGATAGCCAGATTGTTCGACTGACCGTCGAGAAGTTCGAACCGGAATCCGACGCGCCGCGCAGCGAGATTGTTATCCGCCATGTACCTGCCAAGCTCGGTCAACCTGGCTACCGAATCTGCCTTCGTTGCGATCAAGAATTCGACTCACTTGGCCCAGGCAATCGACTCTGTTCCATCTGTACCTCGTGGAAGAATTCACTTCCTGGAACCGTGCGCGTTATTCGCGGACGCAAGTACCGCAACGGCGAGGTCATGTAGTGAGATTTAGCAACTCAAAATTGGCGCAATTCGAATTCACTCCAACCAAGTCCGCCGTGCTGAACTCCAGTTACATGGACAATGCCATTGAGAAAGACATATCCGAGAACATACGGAAACTGTCGCATGGATTTAAGTCTGGTCCTTCCGAAAGCAATCGCCGTAGCCTCGGGATAACGAGAGAACAAGTCAAAATTGCGATTGAGTTCGTCGCGAAATCTCTCAGAATTACCTTCTCCTTTGTCGGAATAGTAATCCCTAGCAGCACGAATATCATGCTTTGCTGCCGGTTCGATAACAACTGGGACGCTTCTCAATTTCCGAACAACTCTTCTCGAACTTGCTCCCATGCCTCGCCCTTACCGGGGTCTGCAAACAATGTCTCTTCTCGCCGCAGAAATTCTGCCTTGAGTTCGTCGGAAATTGGCGGAGGGCCCTCATTGGCCAGCCGATCGAGAACCGAATTGGCAATTGCAAACTGCACGTTTTTCGGAAGCGATTCAATCGTCGTCAAAATTTGCCTTTGGGTCATTTCTCGGTTCTCCCTTTATGCAGTCTGCAAAGATTCATCATTTCTATTGTACCAGCAGCGAGGAACCAAGTGAAGCTTCGTTCCTACCAACAAGTCGCCGTCGACGCGATCTACCAACATCTTCGTGAACGAGACGATAATCCGGTCGCCGTTTTGCCGACCGGTGCCGGCAAGAGCTTAGTCCTAGCAAAAATCGCTTCCGACGCTGTTCAGCTATGGAATGGCCGCGTCTTGATCCTGGCTCACGTCAAGGAACTGCTTGAACAGAACGCGGATAAGATTCGCAAGCTATGCCCCAACATCAAGGTTGGTCTGTACTCGGCTGGGCTGAAACGACGAGACACGAACACATCCGTCTTGGTGGCGGGAATCCAAAGCATCTACAAGCGTGCTTGCGACCTCGATCCATTCAACCTGATCATAGTCGATGAAGCACACTTGATTTCCAAGTCCGGCGATGGAATGTATCGCCAGTTTCTTGCAGACTGCAAGGTTATCAATCCCCATGTTCGAGTCATCGGCTTGACGGCGACTCCATTTCGCCTTGATTCAGGCATGATCTGCTCCGAGGATCATTTCCTCAACCATGTCTGCTACGAGATCGGAATCAAGGAACTGATACGCGATGGTTATCTCAGTTCTCTAGTCTCGAAGGCGGGAGTGCATCGAGCCGACTTTGGCGGGCTTCACGTTCGCGCCGGCGAATTCGTAAGCGAAGAAGTCGAATCGTTGATGAACGACGCCGACTTAGTTACCGCCGCCTGTGCTGAGATCGTTCACCTAACTGCTGACCGAAAGGCGGTGCTGATATTCGCTTCGAGTGTTGCTCATGGCAAACGCATTGTCGACGTCCTTCGACAAAACCACAATATTGAATGCGGATTCGTGACCGGAGAGACACCGACTGGCGAACGTGACGAACTGCTATCAAGATTTCGAGGTGATTCGGAGCCGACATTGCTTGCATCCGAACCTCTTCGCTATCTCTGCAACGTTAACGTTCTGACAACCGGTTTCGATGCGCCACGAGTCGACTGTGTCGTGATGCTTCGACCAACTATGTCGCCGGGGTTGCTCTACCAATGCGTTGGTCGTGGATTTCGGCTGCATCCCGAAAAGCAAGACTGCCTTGTGCTCGATTTCGGCGGCAACATCGAGCGGCATGGACCAATCGATCAAATCAAACCAAAAGATAAAATCAAACGAGCTGACCAAGGATCGCCTGCCAAAGAATGCTCAAGATGCCATGCATTGGTCGCCTGTGGCTATGCAATCTGCCCGCAGTGTGGCCAACCATTTCCATGCCCTGAGCGAGAGTCTCACGACGCGCAAGCGACCGACGCTGGCGTTCTCAGTGGTGAAGTTACCGATACGGAATATGACGTCCACGACG